GATTTTAACCTATATGCAAAGCAAGCTCAATTAGATATATTTGAAGATTATTTTTATCAGTATAACAGTTGGATTGTAAAGCAAAATGCAAGAGTATCTGGAAGTGATTATGCTAATATTATAAAAGGATTAGTAGAGGTAATAGATAGTTTTTCTTCTACTAAAGGATTAATTAACACTGGTATAAACTTATTTGATTTACCTGATGATTATTATTTAATAGATAAAATTAATTACTATCCAAATCTTACAGCTACGGGTACTTTAACTTTTGGTTCAATAGGGAATACATTAATAGATTCAGCAGCAAACTTTATTAATGGTGGTCAGGTAGCTCCAGGGCAGTTAATAGTAAACACTACAGGAGGAGGTTTATATTCAGGAGGAAGCGCATTTGTTGTTAGTGTAGACAGTAATACTCAATTAACAATATCTACTAATAATTTTTTTACAGGAAGTTTTGAAGGCACATCTTATTCAATTTTAAGTACAAAAGGAATAACAGAAATAGAGAGAGTATCTCAAAACAAAATATTTTATTTAAACTCTTCACCACTAACTACTCCAGGTCTTTCATTTCCTGCGTATGTTTTAGGAGGAGCAAATAATATTAATACAGGCAATACAATTACAGTTTATCCTGAATCTATTGTTACGGCAGGAACAGTTGTTTCTCAGTATATTAGATATCCTAAAGACCCTAATTGGACGTATGCTACATTAAATGCAGGAGAACCTTTGTTTGATGAGTCAGCATCTGATTATCAAGACTTTGAGCTACCTTTATCAGATCAAGTTAATCTTATAAACAAAATATTGCAATACGCAGGTATGTCAATACGAGAAATAGCACTAACTCAATTTGGTCAAGCGGAAGAACAAATGGACGATAAACAACAAGGATAAGACATGGCATATATAACAGATTATCAGTACTATGAAAACGGAGGATTAAATCCTGAAGATGCTAATTGGGGTTCGTATCAATACATATCTTTAAATGATATAGTAAATAACTTTATGGTTATGTATGTTGGAAACGACAAACTAATTAATAATGTTGAGAGGTATAACATTGTGTTCCATGCAAAGAGAGCTATACAGGAATTAAACTATGATTCTTTAAAAGAAATTAAGATACTTGAATTACAAGTTTGTGATACATTAAGATTTGTATTGCCAAAAGACTATGTTAATTGGGTTAGAATATCAATGTATAGAGATGGAACATTGTTTCCATTGACTGAAAATATTCAAACTAATTGGAGTGACGCATACTTGCAAGATAATAATTGCAGAATTTTATTTGACCAAGATGGTAATGTTTTAAAACCTGAAAACTCTACATTAGACATTAATAGAATAACAGGTAGCAATAAAACTATATACCTAAACCAACAAAGCCCATACAATGGACAAGAGGGTTATTTTTATAATGGCCTATGGTATTTTGAATATCCTGTTGGAGCTAGGTATGGTTTAAATACAGAGACAGCAAATGCTAACCCTACATTTAAGATAAACAAAAAAGGTGGTGTAATTAACTTTAGTTCAGATGTTGCAGGAGAGTTAATAGTTCTTGAATATGTATCTGATGGAATGGAGAATGGAGACGACTCTGAGATAAGCGTAAACAAACTATTTGAAGAGTTTGTATACTCTTACATGAAGTATGTAATACTATCAAGTAAATATGGTGTGCAGGAATACATCATAAACAGGTCTAGAAAAGAGAAATCAGCGCTTCTAAGAAACGCAAAACTTAGAATAAGCAATATGCACCCAGGAAGATTATTAATGAATCTAAGAGGTCAAAACAAGTGGATAAAATAATATGGCTAAGATTCAAAAGAATTTCATAAAAGGGCGAATGAATAAAAGCGTTGATGAACGATTAGTTCCTCAAGGTGAATACATTGATGCTTTAAATATACGACTAGGTTCAAGTGAAGGAAATGAAATTGGAGCTGTAGAAAACTCAAAGGGAAATGAGTTATTAGTACAGGTTAAATTTATGGGGCAACCATTAGGCGAAAAAGCTAAGTGTATTGGAGCTTATGAAGATGGAGCAAACGAAACTATATATTGGTTTATTAACGACCCAACTAATGGTCAATCAAGCGTGACAGGAAAAGTTGATTTAATAGTCTCTTTTAATATTAGATTAGGTTCAATTTTTTATCATGTAATATCTACTTCAGTGTTAAATTTTGATAGTAAATACTTGATAAACGGAATAAACCTAATTGATGGTTTATTGTTTTTTACTGATAATTTAAATCCTCCTAGAAAAATAAATATAGATAGAACTTATTTATCTCCTGTATCTGGGGTAGACAGTGTTACAGAACAAGACATTGGCGTTATATTAGCACCTCCATTAAACTCACCTATTATAGAGCAGTTTAATTTGGGCGGTGATGAAAACTACATGGAAGAATTATTATTAAGTTTTGCATATAGATGGCAATATGAAGACGGAGAGTATTCAGCTATATCTCCATTTTCACAAACTGCATTTAGCCCTGGCCCTTTTAGATTGGATTATAGTACGTTTGACAATAATGCAATGCTTAACACTTTTAATAGTGTAAAAATAACTTTTGAAACAGGCGGTAGAAATGTAATTGCAGTTGATGTTCTTTTTAAATTTTCTACAAGTCAAAACGTAAATGTAATAGAAAGGTTTAAAAAAATAGATGAAGGCTGGTCTGATAATGAATCTAAAGATATTACGTTTACTAATAAAAAAATATTTACAGCATTACCCGCAGAGCAATTACTTAGGTTATTTGACAATGTACCAAGAGTCGCACAGGCACAAACATTAATGGGCAATAGATTAATGTACGGAAATTATGTTGATGGGTATGATGTTGCTAATAGTTTAGGTAAGCAGATAGATATAGACTATGATTTAAATGTTATATCAACTCCGTTAACCTCAGAAGAAATAGAAGCAGATAAATCTCTTGTAATTTACAATATAGGAATATCTAAACCTGTTGATGACGCTAAAATAACAATAGACTTTGGAGGATTAGAGTTAATTGAAGGCGCTCAAATAGGTGTGGAGTTTAATTACAGAGGAAGTCAGTTTAATGGAAGTTCTGATTATGATGATGGAACTCAACCTGAAAATACATTTGTTTTTACATTTTTGTTTAATTTACAAAGAGATTACTCAAGCGTTTTTGATTTAGCTAGTAGCCCAGAATTTGAAATTGCTATAGGAACAGAAAGTTTTGTACCACCTAGCGAATCAAGTTGTTTTGATACTGCTTTAGTGGACGGAACAAGAGGTTCTTCATTAACTGACATTTATAACTGTCAAATAGTAGCTAAAAGCGAATGGGTTTTTGATAAGTTCGGTATAACCGAAACAAATCAAGGGATTGGCATTACAACTTCTTTAGGTAGCGATGAGATAGGATTTACTCTACCTGCTTTAAGATTTCAAAAACTAGATTTAACTGACCCTGAAAATCCTGTTTTTTACAATCCACCAATATTAGCGTATGAGTATATTTCAGCTATAGATGGAGTGGGGTTATATTCTAAAGACGCTTCTAAACAATCATTACACAGTAATAGAGATTATGAGATTGCTATTGTTTATATGGATGAGTATGGGCGTAGCAGTACTGCATTAGTAGACACAGATAATACTGTATTTGTTTCATGCAGTAGCTCAATTAATCAAAACAACATTAGGGTTCAACTAAATAATTTACCTCCTTATTGGGCAACAAAATATAAATTTGTTATAAAAGAATCTGAGGGAGAATACAGAACTGTTTACTCTCAAATATTTTTTTCAGAGGAAGAAACAGGAAATATATGGTTTAAACTTGAAGGAGACAACAGAGACAAAGTAAAAGACAATGATATTTTATATGTAAAAAGAGACACTACAGGAGCTGTGTTAAGTTGTGCTAGCACAAAAGTTTTAGCTTTTGAAAGTCAAATAGAAGATTTTTTATGTCAAAAGAATAGCGATGGCCTGCCTATAGATAGTAGTTGTCAACAACCTGCTGGAACATATATGAAATTAAGGCCATCAGGATTTAATGCTAGTGCGCCAGAAAATTCTAGAATTTCAGAATTTGGTGATGCTAGAGCAGAACTTTTTCCATTTGGTATAATAAAAGATT